CGTGTATGGATCATTCCATTATTACTAGTGGAACTGTTTCCCGTACACTTAGTGCCCCCACCATTACCTACACATCCTCTCTTGGAGGGTCCACGAGAACTACGCGGACATTCATGAGAGACTGTGAGTTCCAATTACCACAGGCCCCGGCGTTAACACCATCGGTGTTTCCGCCACTACGTTGCCTCGATGGCCTCGCCTTGACACTTGGACAAATTTCGTCCATGTTGAAAGGTGTCCGTCATTGAGGTACCCCTTCCTGGGGGAAAGGATAGGATCATGGGACTGAAAAATATGTCTCTCCTCGCCAGTGCGACAGTTGCCGCGTCTGGTGGTACTGCCCAGGTCTTCGCCGATGATGGCGTGACCATTCAGAACGGTGTCCACCTGATTGTCCCTGCTGATACGGACTATCAGACTCGAAGGCAGGCTACGGTGAAATACCGTCAGCCTACTCTCGATGCGAAAACCGGCGTGTATGGAAAAGACAAGAAGAGCATCAGTTATGCTGTTCCTCAAGTCTTGACCAGCGGCCAGGTCGTGTTTAACACGATCAGGATTGAACGCGAAGTCCACCCGTCTCTGGCTGCAGCTACGTGCGTCGAAATGAATAAGATCGGCGCACAGCTGCTTTCCGACACGGATCTGGACTCCTTCTGGGCAACCGGCTCGCTTTCTTGAGCCGGCTTTCCCTCCTCTCTAAATCCATAGGAGGTGGAAAATGAAAGTACCTCGTGCTGAGAAGAAATTCTCAGTCGACCAGATGATGCTAAACGTCGCATCATCTCTCGTCAGAGACTTCCAGAACTGTTTTAACGACCCTGGCTGGAACTGCGATTACCATTCCGCGGTAAGGGAAGGTAACATCGCCAGGATACGTAACAGTACACCCGAGACAAATTCTGATATGGATGTGGCTCAATTTAAGGCCACCTACCAGATTCAGAGTCTGTTAAAGAGGTATAGATTCCGTGAGGATATCTATACAGACGAAGAACTAACTGAAAAGGCAATTGAGTCTTTTTGGGAAGTTCAACGTCGGCTGAAGTTG